CATGCTGAGCCAAGAGAACAATAATAGCCTGACGCGAACGTATATCTTTGAATATAGTATTGACTTGCTCCTCACTTAATCTACTCAATTCCTCTATCATACCCGAAAGCTGTTTTGTTCTTAATGCCTGTTCGGATAAGGTCAATCCTGCTGATTTAGCAATTTCTATACCCTCTTCTGATTTACCCTGTAAAGCAATTAAAGATGAACGTAAAAATGTAATAGCTTGGTCAGTACTGATACCTGCTCGTGTTATAGTAGATAGTGCTGCTGCCACTTCTTCCAGTTTAACCCCTGATGTAGCTGCTATGGAAGTGACTCTACCTATAGATGGAGCTAATTGAGCAAACGTAGTCTGACCTCTTTTTACCGTGGAGAATAATATATCAGATACCTTACCAGCTTTGCTTGCAGACATACTATAAGCATTCAATATACCTGTTATGGCATAAGTTGCGGTAGCTGTATCCGTCATTCCTGCTTTTGCTGCTTTCAGAGAAACTGATAAAACCCCCAACGCTTTTGCTGGTGCTACTGAGGCTGAAAGAATATTATACAAACCACGACTAATCGTCTGAGTGCTCTCACCAAAATTTACTGACATATTCCGAACTGCTTTGGTGTATTTAGGCATTAGATTCATCGTCTGGTCATCAAGCATAGTAGAAACAAAAGACATCTGCTCTTCAATGCTGGCGAATGCCTTTGTTGAAGCAATGCCGTAAGCCGTAGCCGCCAGAGCCAATCTTTTAGTCTGGCGTGTTATATTAGTTACCGCACTGCTTATACCCTTTTGTATACCAAGAATGGATTTACTAAATAAAGTATCATCCATCTTCAGATGAACTAACAAATTCCCAAGGTCAAGACTAAACATAAATTACTTCCTTTTTTGTACGTTTTTAGTTGAGTGCACTTTGAAGAAAGCACTCCAAAAACTTTTAGCTTCTTTTATTCTTTCCTCTTTAGTCACTGGTTTTTCCTTTGCAGCTTTGACTTCAGCACTTACTGCTTTGAATTTCATCAACAAATCTTTTTCATTAACATTCTTAACTCCATTAGCTTGTAAAAGTATACGAGTAAAACGAGCAAAGTAATGCTCCCATTTTTCAGTGCGTTCAATTTCAGCCTTATCTTCCTCATTGAAATATGTTATCCATTTGAGGAGTCGTCTGATTCCTGTTTCTCTTTTACACTGGGCAACGGAGCAGTGGAGCCGGGAAGCAAGTCGATGCCAGTTTCGCTCCCGGCTTGTGAGTTTCCCGCTCGCTCTGCTGCTTTAGATGTTAGTCCATTTACCTCTTGAGCAATCTCCATAAGTTTTTGTTGAACACGCAGAGACAGTTTATCAATTTCCTCTTTGGGAATTTTACCACCATCTTCATCAAAAAGACAACGTGCCAGTAGTAAAGGAATTGCTTTTGCAGCTTCACTCATATCTATCTGAATTTTAGTTGTTTCAGATAATACAGCTGATGAGGCAAGCTCCTTATTCTCATCAATAAAGGCAAACAATTCAGGAGCAGGCATTTCCCGAACAAAATAAGTCTTGTTACCCTTTTTACTCTTGAAAGTCACTGGGACTTCCACTAAATCAATATCAATCTCCTGCTTTTCCAATAAATTACTCATTTTTACGTCCTTTCCATGTTTCTTATATAGCCATACAAGTTCGTAGCACACGCTACAGTGGCCTAACTCATGTGATTTAGTATAAATCTATGGGTCAAGGCTTTTTAACAGCTTAAAAACGATTTTAAGAAGCTGCTGCATATGATGGAGAAACCTCAGTACCAATAGCTCCACCAGTACCATTATGATTAGTCACACCAATCTGCACCTGTGCAGTAGGCGGTTCACCCTCAACATGAGCATTAGGTACGAAACTACGCAAGCCACCCCAGAACGTCCACGTGCTATCATCGGGCAAGGTTAAAACCAACTGCTGATTCTGCCCTACCATATCCAGCACATTATCAAGAAACGCTGGGTCGTAATGACACACCATACCCATTTCCAAAAGTGTTTTCAATTTACGAAAGACCATCGTTCGCCACGCAGTATTCCGCATGTTGGTCACGTCATTCATTTCTCCCATATCAATTCCGGGAGGAGTGATTTCCTTTTCTTTGAAGTATAGCTGTACTCCACTGTAAGCATCAGCAAAAGTCAAATACGTTGGAAATCCATCACTTAATAAAGTCATCTTATCATCCTTTCATTAATAGTTATCATACTTCTTTTATTTTTAATAATAAATTTGCTGTAAAGTGATTCCTGTTTTTTTCATCATTGCCTATAAACACAGCATTTGAGGCAACACTAATATTTACAATTTCATAGGTACTTCCTCCAGACATAACAATTTCTTCTCCATGAACCAAAGCCAGTGCTGCTACTACTGATGATATTTTTACATACGCTGTTTCATAACTGCTGGAACGTACACGCAATTGAATACCATTATTGACAATGTATGTACCTCGCATGTTTTTGCTATCCACAACAGGTGTTGTATCATAAACAGCAGCACAATCAAATTCTATATCTCCTTCGTCTGGCATAAACGCTATATAAATAGGCCAGCTTTCTTCGTCAGTAGGGTCGGAAAATGCATCCAAAATATCTATCAAATATTGTGCCAATATTGACGCTGGACTATCTGATGGAGATTCCGTTACTGTGAATCTTTCTTTTAGGTCTATAGTTAAATGCACAGGCACAGCATCAGTTGCTGTTATCAAAAATCCTATTACATCATCAGCATTGAAATCAGCCAATGCAGCTTGAAAGACATATTGACCATTACCTCTTTCGACAAATGTTCCTGCCACAGCAGATTGAATACCTCCATCTAATATTTTAACGGCTGATGGATTCGCTCCTATTAGGGCATTGCCATTTGTCCTGTCAATTAATAGAAATGGAATATCATAAGCTGCATCTTCCTTGATATAATCCGTCAGTACCAAAATATGAATAGGCACAGCATTTGCAGCTATAAATAACAAACCAGAAGAAAGTACAGCATTAAAATCTTCCGCTGCACCTTCAAATAAATATTGCCCACCACCCTTTTCCACAATAGAACCAGAAACAGCAGATTGAACACCACCATCCAAAACTCTATAACCCGTGACTGAAGCTCCAGTCAGACCTTGTCCCGTAGAGTTATTTATTAACACAAACGGAATATCATGTGCAGCATTTCTCTGTATAGGCATTATATTCTCGTTATTATTGAATTCAAAGCACTTATGTTATTAGAAAGCATCCATACCACTTTCACCTGACCTGAAAGAACTGCCTGAGACTGTATTTGAATAGAAGCAGCCCCAGACAAACTCCAATAAGCAATCATATTGCCGAGACAACTCGTTACTACATCTGCCGAACCTGCCAATCTCTTTGTCGTACTCAAAGCACCAAGCGATGTGATTTGAATAGCTGCCTGACCTTGTAACTTGAAAATCAAACCCAAACTTCCATCTGCTTGAATCTGCATTGCCGCTGCTGCTATTAATTGTCTCGTCCTCGATAAGAAGGCAGCAGATAAAACTTGAATAGAAGCAGAGCCTTGTAAACTAACTATTCCTCCGACAGAAAGTTCAGCAGTGGAAGATATTTGTATTAAAGCCGAACCGGCAAAAGAACGAACCATGCTCAAACTACCAGAAGACGAAACTTGTATAGCAGCCGAACCAGCTAACTGTACCGCTCCTTCAACTGATAATACAGCAGTCGAAGAAATCTGTATAATGGCAGACCCTGCCAGAGAATGGAGTACGCTCAGCCCTCCTGTAACAGATATTTGTATCGAAGCCGAGCCAACTAATCCTCTTTTTACTCCTAAAGAGGCAGTCGGAGATACTGAAATAGCAGCAGAGCCAGCAAACCCTTTCAATACGCTCAGAGAATTTGTAGTAGAAGTTTGAATGTTTGCTTGTCCGGCAAAAGAACGAGTCAAGCTCAACTGAGCAGCAGAAGAAATCGAAACAGAAGCAGAACCAGCCAGCGAGACAGTTCCTTCAACAGACAAAACAGCAGAAACAGATATTTGAACGGAAGCAGACCCAATCAACTCCTTGGTAGTAGAAAGGTCTGATGAAGAACTGGTTTGGATAGAAGCCTGTCCTATCAATCCTCTTGTTATAGACAGAGCAGCGGACGAACTGACCTGGATATTTGCCGAACCAGCTAATTTAGTGGTTTTACTCAAGACCCCTGTTGACAAAACCTGTATTGAAGCTGACCCAGCCAATTCCTTAGTAGTTGATAAATCAGCAGAAGTAGAAATCTGAATATCTGCTTGTCCCGCCAATTCCTTACTAACAGAAAGCTCAGCAGAAGAAGATACCAAAATAGAAGCAGAACCTTGTAAAGATTGAACACCGAGTAAGGGGATAAGAGCAGCCATCGAATCGTCTCGGTCGAACATTTGAAATGGTTGTCTGTAAAGACTTGCTATCTCGGAGGCGGAGAGGGCACGATTGTAAATATACAGATAATCCATGAAGAACTTGCCATACTCACCCTTATCTTCGCCGCGAGTGCCGATTGCCAGCTTTTGACCGCTGTTTGTCGAGCCAACCGCAGTCGGGTTGCCATCCCTCGATGTATCTAAAATACCATCAATGAACCACTGAAGTCCATTCGTGCGGCTGTGGTCAACCCTCCATGCTACTTGATGCGTTTGAAAATCTGCCAACGGTGCCCCCGTTGGCCCTTCTTGTACAGCATTTGCTCCATCAGAAATATAGAATATCAAATCTCCATCTGATAGTGTTTTGACTGAATATCTCGGAGTGCTGTTTTTCGTCGAGAAGACATTTCCATCGAAAAGAGCTTCTTGTCGAATCGAGAAGATTATCGTAAAATCGGATGCTCCAAGCTGTAAGGCATCGGCTCCATTGCCGCAAAAGATGTAATCATTGCTGCCGTCAAAATAAAGCTCAGAGCCGTGTTTTCCACCACTCCATGTCGGTGCTGCTGTGCCTGTTCCAAAAACTCCTCTTATTTTATTGCTCAAGTCATTGAGGATACCACCAACTCCTTCGCTAATCACAAAGCAGCCAACGAGACCTCTGGCTAATACATGCGTTTTATTAAGCTGAATGCCTCGCAAAGGCTTCATGAAAGCTGTCGGCTCACCGCCCGTCGCTGTCTCTTCTCCAACTACAGTTAAATCCGCTGAAGCTGAAACCTGAATAGAAGCAGAGCCAGCAAGTTTCTTTTCAACAGATAACTGAGCAGAAGCAGAAACAGCAATACTTGCTGAACCTACTAACTGTGCCGCTCCGGTGACAGTCAAATCTGCAGATGTTGAAATCTGTATTGAAGCAGAGCCAGCAAGTTCTTTAGTAACACCAAGTTCTGATTCAGCCCACAGCCATTTTGAAACCGATGGCCACTTTACTGCTGTAAACCTATAAGTATCTGTCGTGGTTACCCAAACTACATTCCTTCTGAAATATATATCATCACAGTTTGTCAAACGAGCATCTTGAATGTACTCCTCAGAAAGAACAGGATTATTCGGGTCAGAAACATCAACCTTTGTAACTATACCGGGAGAGACATAACGAGAGGTTGTCAAAACAACTTGTTTGTCTGGAACATAATCTGGAACATATGAACCTCTCATAATATCCCGACCGCTATTAGGAGAATCATCAACCCAACCTGCAATTGAAGGTGAAGTTGGGGTTCTAATATCCACAATAGCAAGACCCGCATTTCGTTCTGGCGTATCTTGAGAACTCGGCAAGTAGAGATAATCTCTGTGTTGTGGTTTTAGGTGATGAATTGTTTCAGTTATACCTCCAAGCCTGTCAAAATAACCTTCTGCCGGATTACTCAAACTTATCTGATGTGTTATAGTATCTTTAACAGTGGCATTCAACACATTAAATTTCTTTGACCAACGTGACACACCAAAT